CCGATTGGACAAGAAGCGTATGGCGATCAAGGTCTTGGCAGTATGCCTGACTACAGAGTATTCAACATACAACCTGCATTAATGCCAGGTGTTGCTTACGCTAATGCACCGCCTCCCGAAATGAAACACGGTGGCGTACACGGTGCTGGCAAGAGAGAAGGACCTGGAGACATAACACTAGCAAGACTAGAACCAGGTGAGTTTGTAATGACAAGAAAAGCTACTGAAAATTTAGGAGCTAGAAATCTTTACAGTTTAATGAAACAAGCAGAGAGGATGGGATAATGTCAGTTAGTCCAAGTTTTTTTACAGGTACAGCAAGAGGTCAAGGCCCTACAACTACTGGTAGATACGAAGAACCGTATGCTCAGGCAATGCGCCGTGGATTCTTGGAATCGGCATTCGGTTTAGCGCAAACACCAACACCTGTTCCTGTTAAACAAGTAGCAGGATTAGATCCGTTTGAAATGCAAGCTAGAACTTTAGCTGGTGGCCTTGGTGGGTTTACCCCATACATACAACAAGGCGGACAGATGCTTCAACAAGGAGCTGGTTACTATACGCCAGGTGGAATTAGACAATTCTACAATCCATTTGAACAAGATGTTGTGCAACAAACACTATCAGACTTACAAGAGCAGAGTGCAAAACAGGGCATTGCTAACAGAGCACAAGCTGTAAGCAGAGGAGCGTTTGGCGGTTCTCGTGGCAGACTAATGGAGCAAGAAAGAGAAAGAGCATTTGGCAGAGGCGCAGCAGAAGCTTTAGGTGACATACGCTCAAGAGGATTTGGACAAGCCACAACAGCAGCGCAAAACGCAGCAAGAGGACTTGGCACATTAGGTCAAAGTTTTGCAGGTCTTGGAACTACTGCTCAAAGTAATCTGTTAAACCAAATAAAAGCTTTTGAAGGACTAGGTGGAACAGGCAGACGCATACAAGATCAAATGTTTGGTGCTCAGTTTGATGCAGCTAATAGACTAGCGTTAGAACCCAGACAACGTTTAGCTGGCTTACAAAGTGCATTATCATTATTACCAAAAACTTATGCTACTACTACGTTTAATCCTATAGCCAATACCTATGATCCTATGAGAGGTATTATGGATCTTCTTGGTGGAGGCAACATAAACTTACCAGGCGTAGATCAAACATCTGTTTCTACACAACCTGCTGGACAATCTAATCAACTTCAACAGTTAGCGCAAATTCTTCAACTATTCGGAGGCTTAGGTTAATGCACGAGCAGTGGAAGAAAAGAAAGATGTTTTCTAACAGAGAGCAGGGCATCATGTCTGGCCTTGATCCTGTACCCATGGTGCAAGGTGGCTATGTGCCTTACCCTAAAATGCAAACAGGCGGTGTCGTACCTCAAGCACAGTTGTTTGAAGAAGGCGACAATGAACTAAACGAAGCATTAAACAGTCTGGCCAGCATTACTAAACCAGATGTCCCTGATATGCCAATGCCTAAAATGGAAGAGAGGGTAGAGGTCAAAGAAGAAGTAATCGAGGACCAAGGACCTAGTAACTTTAAAGCTGCCGTGGCAAAACTTAAAGATACGTTTGTTAAAGAAATAGAAAACTATATTGAACAAGCTGGTTCAGGAAACATAGGTCAGTATCTTAAAAGCATGAACGTAGCTTATAACAATCAATTAAATAATTTACGTAAACAATTTAAAGTAGAAAAAGTAGATCCCGAAGACCAATTGTTTACACCACAATTTTTATCTGAATTTATGGAAGACATTCCTGGTATGCAGGGCAGTGGAATACCCATGACTCAAGAAAGGCTAGACGAAATGTTTGGCCCAGGTCAAATTTCTTTAGAAAGATTTGAGGGTTTAGAGCCTTACCAACAATCAATTGTTTTAGATAAAGGGTTATTGTCTCGTATAGAACGAGGTCAAACTACAGCTGGTTCAAGTCCTGATTTAAGTAGGCTAAGAAAACTTTTAGATGAAAGAAGAGCGTTAGCAGGAGAAGCAGGAAGAGCAGCTCGCGCAAACGTGGCAACAGTTGGATCTCCTTCGGGCAGATACCTTGCTGGACTAGCAGCAGGAAGAGCAGCAGAAACAGCAGCGTTGGACAAAGCCTTGGCAGGAGAAATAAATTTAGAAACAGCATTGCTTAACGCACAAGCAAGAGCAGGCACTCGTGGTGGAGGGCTAGACTTTACAGCTGATGAATCAAGTATGTTTACTTTAAGAAATGTGTTGGAAGAACAGAAACGAGATGAAGAAGATCGTAATTTATGGTTACAGATAGTAGATGCTACAACCACTAGATCAGGCACTACTAAATTGGGCAAAGCCTTAATAGCTTACTTTCAAACAACCAATAGACAAACTCCTCCTCCTTACCAAGGCGAAGAAAGAATGATTCCAGGATTAAAAGGCACAGACGACGAAGTAATGACTTTAGCTGAGTATTATGACTATGTTTTACAAAAAGCAGGAACAGACGACAAAATAGATGTAGCAGACGAATTAGAGAAGTGGGTTACGACTTTCCAAAAACCTCCAAAAACATAAGGAGCTAACATGGCGCGTCCACTTACAGACGAAGAAAGAGCAATTCTTGAACTTGCAGAAGAAGAAGAACAAGAAGAAGAAAAAGTAGAAGTATCTCCTTCAATAGATTTAACTAAACTACTTCCTCTTCCTGCAAGAGTAGCTTTATTAGCGGATACGTTTACAGATAGTTTATACGGTTCAACACAAGCAACCATAGGAGATTACCAAGAAACTAGAGCTCGTAGACAAGAAGGTTTGGGTCAGGATGATTTTGCTAAGGAGTTATTAAAAAGAGCGGATATAAATGAACAACAAGCTCAAGAATCTGCATATCAAGCTAAATATGGCGAAGAAGGTTTAGAACAATTTAAAAACATATCTGATCCAGAATGGTGGGCAGCAACCATAGGTGAAGTAATACCTGGCTCAGCTCCTTTTTTAGCAGGTGCAGGAGCTGCGGGTGGAGCCACGTTTGCAGCTACAGGTAATCCGTATGCAGCATTAGCAGCTGCAGCACTTGGAGGAGGTGCTGTTGTTTTTGCACAAACTTATGGTGACGCTTATTACGAATACTTAGAAGCAAATCCTGATGATGAAGCGGGTGCAGACAAATACGCATTAAAAAAATCAGGCATAAGCGCAATCATAAACGCAGCTAGTGTCCCTGCAGGATTAGTGGGTTTAAGTAAATCCATATTAGAGCACTACATAAAACAAGCTATATTACAAGGTGGCATTGGTGGCTTAGATACTGTGTCGCAAAATATTCTTGTTAAAAACAATGTAGACCCTAACTTAGATATAACCACAGGCTTAGCAAAGAGCATAATAGGAGAGGCCATTGGCGAAGGGACGGTATTTGCTACAGCAGGTCGTCTAACTCTTCCTAACTTTAATGAGTTTCAAAAACAAGTTACAGAAGAAGAACGCAGTGCAAACAATGAAAAAGTAGAGGCTCTAACTAAAGCAGACCTACAAAGGATTGCACCAGATTTAGATGATTTAGATGCAAACCAACTTAGAGAACTTATAGACGCAAATCCTGAATTAGAACTTGGTGTGGTAATACCAGGAGAAAGCAGAGAATCTTTACGTAGAAAAATTGAAGAAGCAGTAAAAGCTAAAAACGAACAAACAGTTATTAGAGAATACATGATAGATACTGTTCTTAGTAACTTTAGTCCAGAGCAAGTTTACAAAGAACAAAAAACAGCGTTTGATGCGCTAACAGACGAAGAACTGGACGCTTACATCTTAGAAGAGTTTGGCACACCAGAAGCTTATGCAAGATGGGCTTCACGACAAGGTGAAGATTTTAGTTTTATACCTGGCACTACAGCGACCAGAGAAGAAGATCGTGTAGCGTTAGCCAATGCAGCCTCACAATTGTTAATACGAGAAAGACAAGGCCCTGTATGGAAACTAGGTGTAAACGAGTTCAGAGACTATGTAGATAATATAGAAAAAACCTACACTATTGATGAACTAAAAGTAGCAGTAGAGGAAGCTGTGCCTGGCATAAGAAGTAAGTTTCAAGGACGCGGAATTGAGGAGCTTTCTAGAAAGGAACTAGCAACTGCTTTAGCAGAACAAATTGCAGTTATAGAACTACAACGACAGATACGTGATAAAAATACAAATAGAACTAGAACAGTAGAACTTACAGAAACAAATTTTGATGAAGAAGGTAACCCAGTGCCTTTTAAATTTACTTCACAACTTATGCAGTTTTTAAACGAGGAAGGACCTGCTCTTAGAGCAGAGTTAATTTTATCAACTGGAGAAGATACAAATCCTATAGAAGTTGGTTTTCAAAGACGAGGCATAGAAGAGAACATGAGTTTAGCTGAACAAGCAGCTAACAGAGGAGCGGAACTTTCCGTATTTAAGGTAGATGGGGTTGAAGTAACTGAGGACAGTCCGTTTTTTAACAAAACTTTGCAAGAAGTTATTGATGGCAACACCATACAAGTTTACTACGACACTAAGAAAACAAGATTAAGTAGCATGGACATTCCGTTAGGTCTAGCTCCTCAATTTCAAACTGGTCCAAGTTCTGCTATATCTGCATTTTTTAGCGCATACATAAGACCGTTGATGCCTACAGGATTATTGATAGGAAGTAGAATACGACAAAAACAAGGAAACATTAGAGCGTTAGAAAGCAGAGCACAAAGACTAGGATTAGAAGTAGAGCAAGCTATAGCAGAGGCAGTTAGACGAGGCGACGTAAAAACTAAAGCGCAAGCAGATAAATTAATTATGGCGTTTTTACAACAAACAGGAGCGCGCATAGAGCTGACAGCTGAAGAAAAAAGAGCAGCAGAACGAACAATACGAGACCTTGAACAGAAAAAAGTAAGAGACCAAGAAGAGCTTTCCAGTATTGAAATAGAAGAAATAAACGATCAAATAGAATTTTTAGAAGGACAGTTACAAGATATACAAACAACTAAAGTAGCTGCGAGACAGCTGCCTGATTCATTACGAAAACCAGCATTAAAAATTAGAGAAGGAATAGACGCTATTACAAATAGATTTTTAAATGAAATACCTGAACAAAGTTTAGATCCTAGTTTACGTTCGGTGTTGCAGCATAATTTAAACACTTACGTAACTAGATCGTATAAATTTTTCTCTCCTAATTTAGGTTGGAATCCAAAAGCTGCGATGTTAATAGAGTCTATAACAAATCTTCCTATTAACGTTGCAAACAAAGTGGGAGCAGATACTGGCACACCTAGCACAAGCATGACAGATTTGTACAACAGGGCTATTGTTTCTATGGAGTATAAATATAGAAACAGAATGCCAGATTACAGGTCTGATGCCAGACAAGAATTAGGTTCTAATGCCACTGAAGAACAAATACAAAACAGAGCTACTGAGATAAGACGAGAAAAAGCTCAACAAACTGTAGACGAATGGATTGATTCATCTTTATACAGAAGTGCGACAAATATTTCTAATATGGCAAATGTTTTAAAAGGCAAACAACAAGACAAGGCGGATATAAAAATAAACAGACTTCTTACACAAAGAGGAGAAATACCATACGCTGTTAGACAGTTGTTAGGAGAAATAACAGAACCTGAGCTTATAGCTGCTACGTCTTTTGCTAGGATGGCAAGGTCTGTAGAAAACGCTACTTTTCTACAAGAAGTTAAAAGACTTGGTGAGATGCCAGGAGAGATGTGGTTTTCTCCAGCTAAGACTCCTGAATATACGTACCAAATAGAAACGGGAGACGATTTTAATCCACTAGAAGGTTTGTGGACTACTAAGACTATGGCCGAAGCTTTGTCTGGAGGCAGTGCTATTGGCTCAGAAGATGCAATTCTTAATGTTCTTGCAAGTACATTTGGCACAGCTAAAGCCATTACTCAATATGGAATTATTGTATTAAGCCCAGGTACACAATTTAGAAATATCTATGGTGCTGCAATTATGTATGCAATGAACGGCCATTTAAGAACCAAAGGCGGTTTAGCAGAAGCAGCAAGACTTATAGGTAATGACCTGTTTCAAAATGTGCAGTACAACCCTGAAACAGGAGAAATATCAGGCAACGTTGAAGAATACTATTCGGCTTGGGAGTATTTACAACAACTTGGTATTGTTAATACTGAAGTTAGAGCAAATGATGCTTTGGGTGTTTTTACTCGTGTAGCTAACAGTGATTGGAAAACAATCAACGAAATGGTAAACGGTTTATACGCTTTGAAACAAACAGGACCAGGTAAAGCATTCGATAATTATGTGTTAAGTATTAATCGAGGAGCAAGACGAGCTTACGCTGCATCAGACGATTTCTTTAAAATACTTGCTTTCTTGTCTGAACGAAGAAAGTTTAAAGACATGATAAGTGAAATACCAGGATCAGATAATTTAAAACTAAGAGTATTAAGAGATTTTGCTAAAACTTTAAAAACAAAGAGCGGTCTTACAGATAAACTTTCTGGTTATGTACAAGATCAAGGCACAGTGTTAAGGAATGTTACAGACTTAGATAAATATGTAGACCATATATCAGCTTACATGGTCAGAAATGGAATGCCTAATTATGACTACACAGGTAAATTTGCTGAGTATTATCAAAACTTACCCATAGGTAACTTTATTGCTTTCCCAACTGAAATTACTAGAACAACATTAAACTCTGGTCAATTAGTTTACAGAATGGGCACATACAACTATTCTCCAGAAGTGCGTGAGTACGCAAGACAAGAAGGAGTCATACTACCCGAAAAACCTTTTTATCGAAGAGCTCAAGAAAGATTTATAGGAGGATATGTCGCAACTCATGGTTTAGTAGCAGCCTTGTCCAAAGGTAGTCAAATACTATTTAATATAGATGATGATGAAGCCGATGGTTTTGACCAATTAGTTCCTGCATATTCAAAGGGAGAACGACCAATATATTTAGGCAACGAAAAACCATACCCTTATTTAAGTTCAAATTATTTCTTCCCTTACGAAGAAATAGGTAAATTGTTTAGTGTGCTAAACACGTCTCTTACAGAAAACCAAGGAAGAAGTGATCCTGATGCTGTTAGACTAGCTATGGGAACTTTGATAGCAAACTACACAGAAGCATACAGGCAAGAAAGTATTTCTGCTAAGTTAGCTTTAGATTTGATAAAAAATCAAAACGACAATAACCCTAGAAACATAAAACCAATTTGGAATGAAAACGATGACTTTTACGATCAGTTTTTAGATGGATTTAAATATGCCATGAATGAAGCTGGACCTGGAGCTTACAGACAAATAAATGATGTAATATGGTCTTTACAAGAGGAAGAAGCTTCTTTAGGTAGATATGGAAAAAGAAGAGATTTTATTACAGCTGCAGCTAGATTGTTTGGGTTTGCTGCTTCTGAACTAGATCCAGATAAATCCGTTGCATTTATTATAGATAACCAAAGAAAAATATTTGAACAAGTAACTAGGCAAAATTTAAATAGACAGTATGCGTCAGACGAAAAGTTAACTGATGAAGACACTATAAAAGATTGGGAAGATGCACAACGTTCTTTCTTCAAACAACAACAAGAAATGTATTTTGAAATTGCAGCTCTTAAAGCTTGGGGCGTTGACGAAGACATACTTGAAGATAGATTAGCAAGTTTTGTTCAACTTACAGGTGTAGACGAGGCTTTTTATGACAATATAGAAGACGGCATTTTTACAGCGTGGCCTGTGCCATCAAGCACTATAGATAATTACGAGTCTGCTTTAGAAAAATATGGCTACAAAAATAGAACATGGCCTGAGACTCAACTAGATCGTAAATACGATTTTATTGAAAGAAAACAAATTTCTTTAACGGGTAATTTTGAATTATCTAGGAATCTTGAGGAGAATCTTGGGGTTCGGGATCTGGAAGACTAAACTTTTCTACACGCTCCATCCAAGCTTCGGCAGCTCTTTTAAACTCGTCACCTTCAAGAATAAATTCTTGATATAGACAATCTACAGAACACATCATGACAACACCTTTCTGTATGTCAGTGCCGTACAGCTCGTTGTGCGCAAGTGCGTAGGCAGCTAACTGTTGAAAGTAGTCCCACACCCACTGTCTGCGTTTAGGTTTGTTAGTTTGTTTAAAGTCCATAATAGACAGATCGTCATTGTGCACACCGATTACGTCAGCTTTACCAGCATACTTGTCAGGATAGTACAGAGAAACTTCACAACCGTACACTTGTGACACGTTCGGCAAACCTTGATCCATAATCGTACACGCCATTTTGTAGGCACGTTTTTGATCGGCAGTTTCAGGCTTGCAGTCCCAGATGTCTCCGTTAATAAGTTGTTTTTCTAACAGGTCGTGCATATAGCTACCTCTAGCAGCAGCTTCTGTTCTAATACGCTCAGCCTCTTCTTCGCCTACTTTATCTATCCACTTCTTCAAGAAGTCGCCTTCTTTTGTGCCAGATAATATAGTGGTGACAGACGGAAGTTTTACACCGTTGCAGTCGTAGAACCGACCGTTGCGTCTGTCTTCGCTGGAGAACACACCGTACTCGTACGGAGACTCGTACAGTATCTTATGTTTCATAATTAACTTTTAGGTACGTCATTCAAGCGTCCGTTTTCAAGATCATCCTGTAATCTTTTAACTGCATACGCAAACACATTGCTAGTAGGCCTTTCAGTCTTTTCACCGATGTCGGCTGCTACTTCAACAATTTCTTTACGTATAGCTACGCTTTTCCATTTAGTTGTATCCATCTTTACTCCTGTAGATAACATTATACATTATATTCTAAGATATATCTTAACTATTCTTAGGTTCCATTGAGTCGCCCCAATTATCTCCAATCTCGGCATCTACCTTGTTTGGAACATCCAAAGGCACAGCTTCTTCCATCAAACGACATATATTCTCTACATCTTCGTCAGACTTGATAGAGAACACCAGCTCGTCATGTACTTGCAAAAGTGGGAGGTATCCCGCCTCGTAACAACGGACCATGGCCTGTTTAGTCATATCAGCTGCTGAGCCTTGAATTAGTTTATTTAGAGCCTTGTAAACAAACGCTCTTTTGATCTCGCCATTGTATTCGTGCACGGCTTCTTTGTGTTTCATCGGTCTACCTGTTCCATACTTCAAAGGCTCCCACATATCAAAGTGACAACGCCTCCCTAGTATGGTTTTGATATAGCCTTTTGAGTTTGCACTACGCATAACCGAATCAGCTAACTGCCTGACAAAAGGTGCGTAGGTATTAAACTTAGCTAAGATCTCTGATGCTTCTTCTACGGTAACGCCCAGCTGATCTGCCAACTTGCCTTTGCCCATGCCGTACATGATGCCAAGTCCTATTGTCTTTGCAGTCTTTCTATCTATGTCCACAAGGTTAGCTACCTCCTGGTGAAAGTCTGCATCACCAGCGTGGTAAGCATCTGCAATTGCATCTGCCCCGTCGTAGCGTGACCTACTAGCATAGTGTGTAAGTATTCTAGGTTCTTGTTGTGAGAAGTCTGCAGAACACCACAGCTCTCCCTCCTCTGGTAAGAACAAAGATCGTATTAAGGGGCCAATCTCTTTGTTACGTGCAGGCACTTGTTGTAAGTTTGGATTGCTCATGGACAACCGACCTGTAACTGTACCGCCTGACTCACCTTTTAGCTGACGTATCTCTGCATGTATCCTACCGTTGTGCTCATGCTTCAATATAGAATCAATAAACGTGCTATGTGTTTTGTTTACTTCTCTAGCTTCGCGTATTAGTTTAGCTATAGGATGAGAGTGGTTTTCTAAGAACGCTTTTGTAAAGCTAGGCATGCCTGTTGGTGTCCTAAGATACGTAAGATTCATAGCGTCAAACACCTTGGCTAATGAGTTAGCTGCCCATAGCTGTATTTCTGTTACGCCTGATTCTTTCTTTATCTGCTGGATTATGTCCTTCTCTCTTTTAATAAGTTGTTTCTTTAATGTCTCGGCTCTCTCTAAATCAACACGAACACCCTTTTGTTTCATCGCAAGAATGACAGGAAGCACTCGCATTTCTAAATCAAACACGTTCCAGAGGTTTTGTTCTTCTAATAAAATCTTGAAGTGATTCCATAATTTTAGTGTGAGGGCTGCGTCCTGTGTTGCATAAGTGCCCACATAAGCTGATGGTAGCCTCCACATTTCAGCCTTGGGGTCCAATCCCCACTCCTCTGCAGCAGCATTTAGTTCTGCCTCAGTCTTACCTTCATTTATGTATTCGCGACCCAAAGCATTTAATGAATACCAATATTGATTCTCGTCAATCAAAGGTGCAACGACCATGGTATCTATAATCCTGCCATTTATGGTTACGCCCTCTTTTACCAACCAACCTATATCGTATGTAGAGTTGTGAAATATCTTGTCGCTTTCTGTAGCGCAAATCTTTTTAGTAAACTCTATAACTTTCTTTTTGGAAAAGTTAAATCCTTGCTCATGTGCAAATGGAAAGTAATCTTCGTAACCGTCTATTGCAAAAGATATACCGACAACCTCGCCATCACCTCGTATGTAACCTGGACCCAACTCTTTCAAGTTTGGATCTCTAGTCTCAAGGTCGATGGCTATCTCTTTTGCCTGACATAATTTTTCTGTTGGAAAACTATCGGGTGGTATCCACTCCGTTGGGGGCTTATAAACAAAACTCATATAACGTACCTGTAGTAATCATCTTGGGCTTGTATCAGATACAAATTTTCTATTGTGCGCGTGACCGCAACATAGAACTGCCTGTGTAGCCCATCGGGTTGTAACATGGAGGTGCGCTTCTGTGACTTAGATAAATCTAAATACACAGCAACGTTCTCCGCTTCTCCACCTTTTGCCTGATGTATGGTTGAAATGACAATTCGTGGCTCTCCATATAAATCCTCGTTGTTCTTTATTGCTTTCTCTATAAAACTTCTTCTTTCTACGTCTATCGTTTTATCAAACACCGTCTGCCATTCTTGACCAAGACACTCGGGTTTAAGTCCATAATTATCTATTATTTGTTGCAGTGATAATGACTGCCCTTGGTTTGGAGCTTGAGAGACTTGTGTAATAAATCCTCTCTTTACTCCTGTTTTGCCCAAATACTTGTACAAAGCGTCAAGCTCAGACAATGTGATATCCTCTTGATTGTTTAGCCTTTCCCAAATTTGTATGGCCATGCTCATTTTTCTAGGTATGTATCTAAAATTGTTATGGGCAAAAACAAAACCATTATCTATTAAATACTTTCTAACATTGTAGCCTTTTGATGCGTCAGTTAACATATAGTCACACGAGGCAAGCACAAGCCAATTACCTTCTTCCAAAGGCAGTAAATCTACTGAACTGACTTTGTTAACTGTTCCTGGCTCTTCTCTAGGTTTGTATGTCTTAGGCTCTCTAGAAATTATGCGTTTAGATATACGCTCAGCGATAGGGTGAACTTTGCTAGGTATGCGATAAGATTGATCTAACACAATGCTCTCACCCACATAGTCTACGAAACGTTGTGGTTTTGCTCCGTTCCATTCGTATATAGCCTGATCGTCGTCTCCAGCTATATAAGTTTTCTTAGAGTTCAAGGCCAGCTTTTCTACTAATCGCCAGTTGAGTTCTGCTAAATCTTGAGCTTCATCAACAATCAATAGATCTAATTCAGGAGCTGTCCCATCATCTAAGAATTTGTTTATCATGTCAGCGAACGAGTACACCACGGGCACTCTAGATAATCTAAACGACTCCCAAGCTTCTGCCAAAGGCTCTAGCATGTGCGTAACAACACCTTTGCGTTGCTCTTTCTCCAAAGACAAACGTTCTTCTTTTAACGAACGACAGTTTGCTTTTGCACGTTCTATGATGTCGAAGTAGGGATCTTGGACAACGGACCTAAGACCTCTCGCGTTAGTGCCATACTTCTTAGTAAGGTTAAACTCGTAGTCCTCTAAAAAATCAAAAATGTCTCTGCCACTCATTACCTGTGATATACCCATGATTCTTTTGCAGAAAGCATGGCTAGTACAGAAATAGGGCATTTCATCAAAACCTAGTCCTAATCTTATGTTAGCTCTGTTTTTACCTTCATCTGCAGCTTTGACAGAAAAAGATATAAAGGCTATTTTTTCAGGAGCCACACCTTCATCTAGGCTTTTCTCTATGATGTTCATAAGAGTCGTAGTCTTGCCTGTGCCAGGAGGTCCAAAGTATTTAGTTACTCTTCCCATGGTAGCGGTGTCTTTTGTGTTTTGAAATCTGCAGAATCAACAGCATCATCAATTTCATTTATATCTAACATCCAAATCTTCTTGTTGCCTACTGTCCTGTCTATGTATTTAGCCATGTTTGTAGCCCCCATGTTTTTAAGTTCTGTAAATACCTCTGCCTCTTTAATGTGACGCATCTTCTTAAACTCTTGTATGAAAATTACTGCGTCTCTCCCTGTAAACCACCACTGCTTTTCATCCTCTTCTTCGTATCGAAACACACCGTTAGATGCAATTGATAGTCTAGAGGAGGATTCAGATAATCTGCAGAACTCGTAGATAGCTTCTTGTAGTAGACCTTGCTTTGTCATGTCAGCAGGAACTTCTACCTCTTGCACGTCTTGCAACAGAGAATTAAGCTTGGCCACCCAATCAGACTTCTTAACATCTGGAGGACATATATTAAGAACCTCCATACATCTTTGTTGATACATAGAGAAGTTGTGCAGTTGTTTTGTGTCTAGCACAATTGTCCTACCGTCTACATCAAGATGCCAAAGAGGGGGATCAGTAAGATACTTGCGTAAACCACCAAAGTTAGGCTCGCGTTCAGAGGCATCAATACCATATCTTTTTGTAACACAAATGCCACTTTGACAAAAATCAACTAAGGGTTGCTTACTGCATTGGTATCGGTAATCAGATTTTTCTAGGCTTTGTATAATTGTATTAAGTTCACTGTGAGAAAGAGCCTTAGTGCAAACAGACTTGTTTATGTCTTGTAGTTTGTCTTTCCACTCTTCTCCCTCAGGATATACTTTACGTAAGAATACTCCATAATTTAAAAGTGCATTGTTACGCATGCCCTCGGGTATGCCATTTAGTTTCATGTGCACTAAACATGGCGGAGCTTCGTCCCACATGCTGCCTTGTTTTGTTATCTGTTTCTTTCTGCTTTTCTTTACAGCTATAAATGAGTCTAACTGTTTTTCCGTTATGGCTATGTTTTCTACTAAATCAAAAAATTCGTGTATGTCCGCAGCTTCTCCATCAGGTTTGAGCGCGTATCTTGTTGTATCTTCTCCTGCAAAGTAAGGCATGTTTAACCAGTTGCCTGTTTGATTTTCTTTCGGTAACTGCTTAGACCACTCGTATTGTTTAGGAAATATTTCGTCTCCTGTCCTGCCCATGGCTGCAGCTATCTCTTCAAGTTTAGCTTGAAACTTGTATGCGGATATAGGCTCCTTTGTAAATAAAAACAAATGTAGGCCTCCTGATTTAGTCATACAAGGTAGGAGAGGCAAACTCATTTCTTCTATGCGTTGTAATATTTCTTTGGTGTCTATTGGATATTCGTCTACATCTATGCAGCCCCAGCTACACGTTTCATCGTCAGTCAGAGGTATTACACCTATGGATAAATCACCTTTTAAATGTTTTTCCCAAAGTTCTAAAGTAAGAGGCTCTTGTAGTGTCCTGCCTCTGCCATCTTTCTTTACACCTTTTGCAGTGTTTTTTTGACCTGTAATTTCATATATACCGTGAGCCCTCTCCAATCCCGAGAATACTTGCTTGAATCTGTTTGCAATTTCTTCCATGCGCGTCCAGTAAGAAGGCTCCAGCATTGAGTGAGGGAATGCTGGAGCCTAATGAAGTTAGTCTTCCCAATCCTTATTGGAGTCAGACTTATCTTCCAGTGCGGAGGCCTGTTGACCAGGTAACTGATCCATTCCTCCATCGGAACAAAACTTAGAAAACTCTTCCGCCTCTTTGAAAAGGTCGATTTCATTTTCTTCCAATACCCGTTCCTGCGTAATACTATAGCTATACCACGACCCACGATCATTGGATTCCACTTGCGTTTTTAGTTTGTACCAGTGCGAGTAAGCAGGGGGAGTGAACGTCCCCTTTTCACCCTTCACTTTGGTCCCCTGTATCAGGGTGTTCCAACCACGCGAGTGTTTAAGTTGTGATCCAGTCATATTAATAACACACCTTTGTGGTGTGCCATCAATAAGCGCGTAGCCATAATGGTTGGCAGTAGTAGTCAACTGAGTTTCCCCACTTGGCGTTACTAGCCTACCTTGGCTGTCACGTTGGCATCGATTCAAAAGGTCAGAATCTGCAGCGTGCACAGTAACAAGACCGCCACCTTTCTCACGTAAACGCCACTCAACAAGAGTCTTGTTGTAGTAGACAGGTAAGAAAGACAGGCCTTCGTCTCCACTTATACAAGTGTTGTTGCCTGAATAGAAGATATCTCCTTCTTCTGCGTCTGCAACATAATCTGCGCTGGCCTTTTGTCTTTGCGGAGACATTGCTTGCACTATGCTGATACGCGGAGTCTTGAGGTCTTCCGCACCTACATCGCCGAAACCTTTTTCTTCGATGTTTTCAAATAGGGACGTTAAGGATGTCCCGTTACCATTTTTCTTCGTTGCCATTTATTTACTCCTTATTTCTTCGTTCAACGATTTATTTTTGTGCGCTTGCCTAAATACACAGAAAACTTTTTCTGTACGTCTAGGTCAAACGAGTTGTTTCCTGATTCTATTTGTTCTTTAACAAATGCTTTCAGGGTGCTTGGGTGAACCGCTTCCTTTTCCTCAGGTATAAACCCTTGTTTAGTTAGCGATGCAACCAATTCTTTTGCGAGATCATCTTCACCTTGACCGAACGAAAGCGTCATTGTGTTTTTTATGATGTCTCCATGTCCATTTTCTCTGAGCCAGTTATGTGCCTCTTCTACATTTGCAGCAGATATCCTGGCACTGTAGAACGGCTCAGCTGATATACGTGATCCGTCATTCAAGCGTAGGTCTGATACGCCTAGTTGTGTAAGTCTGTCAGGTATAAGTTGTTCAGAGAGTTCTCTCTGTTGGTCTTTGAGACGTTTTAGTCTCTCTTCTGTATTGCCTATGGTGGCTTCTACTCGTAATAATTTTTGACAGAGTGCACTAAGGTCTTGTATAGAATCTTCTGATATTTCCTCTACGGCTTTAGTGGTACTCTCCTCGAATAGATCTTTGATACTTGTCATTTTTTCTCCTTCTTTATTTCGTTATCAACTCAAAGTTGCCAGAGCATAATATCATCTATATAATATATTGCAACACTTTAAGATGTGTTTGAATATATAACGAAGAATAAAGGACGGAACTTATGGAAATAACTAATTACGAATTCAAGAGCGAGCCATATCAGCATCAACTAGAAACTCTCCAACAGAGTTACCATCGTAACCTATTTGCATTATTTTTGGAAATGGGTCTCGGCAAGTCTAAAATACTATTAGACAACGCAGGTATTTTGTTTGAAGAAGGTAAGATATCAGGGCTACTAATTGTTTCGCCAAAAGGTAATCTACGAAATTGGGACATCAATGAGGTTAACAAACATTTACCTGACCGCATAGAACGTAACGTATTGGTGTGGCAGCCAAACCATACACAGAAATGGTTGCACGAGTTTAAAAAGATGGTCGAAGAACCTAGCGATGGTCAACTCAATATTTTCTTAGTTAACGTAGAAGCTTTTGCTACAGTCAAGGCGTGTAAATTTGTAGAAGAGTTTATGGTTACGCACGATGTTATGATGGCCGTAGATGAATCAACTACAATTAAAAATCCAAAAGCAAAACGTACACAACATCTTATTAAGTTAGCACCTTTAGCAGACTACAGGAGAATACTGACAGGCTTTCCAATAACTAAAGCACCCCTTGATTTGTACTCGCAATGTTACTTTTTATCTCCAAATCTTTTAGGGTTCAGTAGCTTTTATGCCTTTCAAGCTAGATATGCAATAACACAACGCAGACAGATGGGACAACATGCCTTTCAACAAGTTGTTGGGTTTCAAAAGTTAGAAGAACTTCAACAATCGATCAAGGACTTTTCTATACGTAAGATTAAAGATGAATGTTTAGACTTGCCCGAAAAAGTTTATGTAAGGAGAAACGTAGAGCTGACTGACGAACAGAACAAAGCGTATGGCACGATGAAGCGCGAAGCACTTATGATATTAGAAGACGAACTGTTTTCTACAATGAACGTACTGACTCAGCTGATGCGACTACAGCAAGTCGTGGCAGGTAGCTTACGTAATGAAGAAGGCGAAACAATCATTCTTAAAAACAACAGAGTGCAGACAGTATTAGATTTACTAGAAGAAACATCTGGTAAAGTTGTAATCTTTGCAGTCTTTCAAACAGACATACAAGAACTAGAGCGAGCAATCACCGAAAAGTTTGGTCAGGGCTCTGTCGCATCTTACTACGGTCATACACCACAGGACGAACGACAAAAGATTATTGAGAAGTTCCAAGATCCTGACAGTGACCTAAGATACTTTGTATCAAACCCACAAACAGGGGGTAGAGGTATTACACTTACAGAAGCCAGCACAATGATATTTTATTCTAACTCCTACGACCTAGAACTTAGGGTGCAGGCAGAGGACCGCATACATAGAATAGGACAAGAGCACAGTTGTACGTACATTGATTTAGTGTCTCCTGGCACAGTTGATGAACAAATTCTTAAAAATCTATTAAGCAAAGTAAAGATCAGTAACGAAGTATTAGGAGAAGTTCGCAGTTGGTTCCAATAAATGTATAATTTATATGTTATATGGAACAAGCAGTACAGTTTATAAATGAAGTTGGCTTCCCAATAGCTGCTGCTTTAGGGCTAGGCTTTTTTATATGGAAGCTCATCAATCGAATTATTGACGGCATGGAAACTAAAGTAGATGTGCTAGACGATAAAGTAGCAGATCAAATATCTCAAATGGAAGAACGTCTAGGCACAAAACTAGATTCACAACACGGGATTTTAGTGGCTCTTATAGATAGAGTACGTAGTTTAGACAATGAGATTATAAGACAAGATACTCTTATAAAAACCATATTAGGTGTACCGCAGCTAATAGACAGCAATAAAATTGCAAAGGCAGACAGAGACGATCAGAGAAAAGATTAATGGATATGTGGGATAAAACAATGTTATTAATAATATTAGTTCTTTTTATGGTTATGTCTGTAAACGCCGACGAAATGACCCACAAGTTTAAAAACCCTAGCTTTTCTGGAGAGAACACTTCAAGCCATTACCTAACTATAGAGAACCAAGAGTTTAACAGGAAAGAGGCCATACGTGAGGAGATCAAAGCTTACGTAGAAGATTTAGAAAGAGAAGCTGAAAATACCACATTAGCTAGATTTATTAGAAATCTCGAATCGCGCATTTACGCTCAGCTTTCACGGCAGTTGGTTGATAGTTTGTTTGGCGAAACAGCATCTGACTTTGGAGTTTTAGAATTAGAGGGTAACACTATAGAATATAGGGTTGAGGACGATAAGGTAACACTGATAATTACAGATGAAGAAGGCAACACTACAGAGATTACTGTACCTCTCGGTTCTTTTACTTTCTAGTTGCGCACTTATTATACCGCCGTTAGACAATGGCATTCCCCCAATACGAGAGATCGAGCCTGCACAAATAAACTCTCTTTTTGTTCAAGAGCTCAAAGACATAGGGCCACCTGTTAGGAAGCCTATAGTAGCTGTGTATGGGAGCAGTTTTACCGACCAGACAGGTCAACGTAGATCTAATAGTAGATACGCTAGTTTTAGTACAGCTATAACTTCTTCTCCTGATGCCTATCTAATAAGAGCACTCAAGCACTCTAAATTTTTTGATGTGGTGGAGCGCAAAGGTTTGGACAACTTAACAAAAGAAAGACAGATTATCAGGAGCACACGAGAGAACTTTGATGAAAATCAAAAACTAAAGCCTCTTTTGTTTGCTGGGTTACTTATGGAAGGTGGCGTAATAGGCTACGAAACAAATATTAAGTCTGGAGGAGCTGGGGCTAGGTATCTTGGTATAGGAGCATCGAAAGAGTATAGGCAAGATAGTATCACTATCTCTTTGCGCACTGTGTCGGTAAGCACAGGAAAAGTATTAATAGAAGTTTTAGTTACAAAAAGTGTACTGAGTGCTTCTATCTCACAAGACGTGTTTAGGTTCTACAACAATAACACCGAATTAGTTGAAATTGAGAGCGGTATAGTAGAAAATGAGTCAGTAAATATAGCATTACAGACGGCTGTAGAAACAGCTGTCTTACAAACAATACTTGAAGGTTTAGAGCTAGAGTATTGGGAGCAAAGAAGTGAGAATGAATAAACTATTTATATTGTTGTTTTTATTAACAACGCCTCTTTATGCAGCTGACAACGAAATATATATTGACCAGTCAGGTGCAACATCTAATTTAGATATAGAACAAGTTGGTAGTGGCGGTAACATCATCGGTGGTGCTGATGCTGCAGCTGGAGCATCTAATATGACCCCATTGGACTTAGATGGCGCAAGCATGACCTTAGATATATTGCAAAAAGGATCTACAAACAAATTCCTTGGCGATATATGGGCAGACAATTACACAGGATACTTTTCTTTTATAGGAGACACCAACACATTTAATATGTCGACAGATGAAACCAATGCAACTGGTGCAGATGGATCTAATGTAAATGTACAGGTCACAGGTAATACAAATACTATGACACTGAACCATGCTATGAATGCCTTAGCAGCTAACTTAGATTTAGATTGGGTGGTGCAAGGTGACACCAACAACATCACTGCTTCTATAGATGTAGACGGTGCAACTAACTACCTGGATATTGATGGTGATGATAATGTGGTTACGTACGATGGTGATGGATATGCTGGAGGATACTTTTATTTAGATCATACAGGGGGATCGCGTACATTTAACATAGATCAAGAATCTACATCTGACAATGACTGGCTCAAGATTATTTCAAACGGTTCTAGTGGCACAGTTTGTGTTACTCAGTCAGACGCAACAACTTCATTCGTCTGCTGAGATAGGTTCTATCTCGGAAGTTAGGGGTAACGCTCAAGTCCTGAGAGACAAGGCCTACGGAGCCGAACTTCAATTTGACATACAACAAATGGATGATGTCCGCACGGAAGCGGGCAGAGTTGCTATAACTTTTGAAGATTCTTCTACAGTCAAACTAACAGAACATTCTAAGTTAGTTATAGACGAATACATCTATGACCCCGACCCGTCAAAATCTAAAATGGCCTTGAAGTTTGCTAGTGGCACAGCGCGCTTTATAACAGGTAAATTCAACAACAAAAGCAATATATCTATCAAGACTCCTACCGCAGATATAGCTATACGTGGTACAGACTTTACATGCACAGTAGATGAACTTGGTAGATCGCTTGTAATACTATTGCCTGATGAAAATGGTATATCTAGCGGAGAGATTGTTGTGGCAACTGCTATGGGAAGTGTCACATTGAACAAACCTTACCAGGCAACAACAGTATCAGTTTACGAAAACAATCCAAGCAAACCTGTGACTTTAGATATATCACTAGATTTGATTGATAATATGTTGATTGTAAATCCACCAGAAGAGACTGAACAACAGACAGAAGAAACGCAATCAAGAACCACAGTAGATTATTTAGAGTTTGATGACCTTGATATTGATTATCTAAACGAGGATTTTCTGGATGCAGAAGAAGAACTTGAGTTTACCGAGCTAGATGTCAACTATTTAGATGTAAACTTCTTAGAAGATTTACTTAACGTGTTGGATGCACTAGCTATAACTAAAGAAGAAGATGCTCTTAAACAAGGAGGTGCTGGTATTCGTATTGTTGGCACAGAAATAGGCCAGGACAAGGACACTCAAATAACAACTATTATTACAGGGCAAAGGATTAGTCTGAACAGAACAGTGAACCAAAGTGCTAGACTAGACTTAGATGGATCAAACAGCTATACCATCATATTAATACAGGACGGTGTATCAAACACAGTTAAAATCAACGGCGGATCTTCTACTACGATTACAATAAAACAAGGATCAGGATGAAAAAATTACAGTTACTTGGTTTGATACTATTGCTTGGTACACCCTTGGTGCTACAGCTCACACCCTTAGAGATACTAAAGCTCAAGGTATTTGATTCATGGATCAAGGACCAAGAACCTTCTGAATATTTTACGGTGCTAAATATTACCGAAGAGGATATTGCAAATGAAGGTGGCTACCCTCTATCTAGGCAGACACTGGCACAAATTCAAATAAACCTTCTACGCAGAGGAGCAACTGGGGTGGGATGGGTTATAGCGTTTCCTCAACCCGATAGATTTGGTGGTGACTTTGAGTTTATGGAAGCTCTATCTTTTTCTCCCAGTGTACTAGCCATGTTTGAAGGAGAGGGTGACTATCCTCCAACTACAGGGACAGTTATTTTGGGAGAAGACACGGGAGGCATTTTAGCCACGGGAGCCATACAAAACATTAAAGTGTTACAGAAAAATGCAGCACAAGGGCTAGCTGTAGCTAGAACTGATGTAGACAATTTAGTTCGCAGACTACCTTTGTTGATGCGTACACCTAATGGATGGGTATCTGCATACGGCACAGAAGTATTAAAAGTTTTAGCAGGAGCAGATACTTACGTTATAAAGACGAATGATAATGGTATAGAAGAAATTAGGGTAAAAGGGCTCCCACCAGTAAAAACAGACAGTTTAGGGCGCAAGTGGATAAGTTTCGTGAACACCCCGCAAACAAATTTAAAAGAAATGGACGTAGAAAATAAGTTTGTTTTCGTAGGATTTACTGCAAAAGGCATCATGCCGCAGATAGCCACGCCCGCAGGATTGTTAGAGCCACATAAAATACAAGCAGCTCTTGCCGAAAGTATATTAATCGAGGACAGCCCTTACATACCTGACTATGCTCTGGCTGTAGAACTAGCCTCCTTGGTTCTAGCTGTGTCCTTGATGTGGTTTTTTATAAATACGTTTGGCATAACTCTAGGGGTGACGTACGCAAGTATCTTTATGATTGCTACTCTGTTTCACGGACATTGGATGGTGCAACAAGGACTATTGATAGACGTAACATGGACTTTTATATCTGAGTTTATTACAGGGACAGTGGCTTTCTACTTACGTTTCAGGGAACAATACAAGCTACGCCAGCAAATCAAAAAGCAGTTCGAACATTACCTCGATCCTAGGCAGGTAAAGGCTTTGCAGGATGATCCGAGTCTACTAAAGTTGGGCGGAGAACGAAGGAACTGCACATTTTTGTTTACAGATGTACGTGGTTTTACTGCTATGAGTGAGACCATGGAACCAGAAGAAGTAACAAAAATTATGAACCAAGCTTTGACCATACAATCAGACACAGTTAAGAAGTACGATGGCATGGTAGATAAGTATATTGGTGATGCAATGATGGCTATATTTAATGCGCCTTTGGATGTACACAACCATGAAGAAGCTGCGGTGCTTTGCGCAAAAGAAATACAAGACCAGTTTAAGTCTTCAAAAATTTCTGTGGAGATTGGTATTGGCGTAAACACGGGCCCAGCCGTGGTCGGTAACATGGGGTCTGAAACTAGATTTGACTATACAGCCATAGGCGACACGGTGAATCTAGCAGCCAGATTAGAATCCAGCACCAAAGAAGTAGGTAAAGATATAGTCATTGGAGAGTCCACAGCAAAAGCATGTTCTTTCCCTTTAGCGGTACTGCCTTCGATCACTGTTAAAGGTAAACAGGACAGGATAAACATATTCACCTTGATGCCCTAATCATATAAACTAAGTCAATGGCAATCTTTGGTGAAGACATTACAGCAGCGGATTTAGCTGCGGGTAAGTTACAAGGCTCTGAAAAAGAAGCGTCAGAGTTTAGTAAAGCTTTGCGATTTGGCTTAGACCAACCGACAGAGAATGTTGCAACAACGTTACGCGCACTAGGATTTGACACACAAGCAGATACTTTAAGTGGCTTAATAGATGCTCCTAAAGACTATGACTCAAAAGCAGCTCAGTTTGTAGGAGAGGAGGGAATGTACGACTTTAGTGCTTTGCCTTTAGCTGTAGTAGAACAAGCAGGGCAACTAGGCGGATCTTTATTATCTAGGGGTATTGGTGCAGGAGCAGGATTTGCGGTTGGTAATGTCCCTGGAGCAGTTATTGGTGGTTTACTTGGACCAGGATTATTTGAAGCGGTACAGATAGCAGGGCCAGTAGCATTGGAAAGGGCTAGGAATAACGGTAGGACAGAACCAGATACTTCTGATTGGGCAGCTGCTTTAGGCACAGCAGCTTTTTCTGGGGTTTTAAATGCTATCGGTGCTAAAAACATTGGTAAATTAAACACTACATTAGTTGGTTCAGGAGTGCGAGAAGGGAGCACAGAATTATTACAAGGACTTACCGAACAGTTTGGTAGCACAGCTGGCACAGACAAAGGACTAGAGTTAGATTTGAGACAAGCAGGTGGTGAGGGATTAATAGGCGGTGCTACGGGGTTTACTGCACAAGTGCCTACTTCTACACTTCAAACAGCACCGCAAGCCATTGAAAAGATTAAAGATTTATTGCCTACACAACGTCCGACTACAGCTCCTATGGCTGTCAGAGGTATGCAAGACACGACTGACCCTGACAGATTGCAAAGAAGAGAACAAATTCAAGAAATTAGAGAGGGTATTGAAAGATTTGAGCAAGAAGTTCCGCAAGCAGATCAAGAAAATATACAAGAACAACTGAATGATGAAGAAATACAAAGAGCTTTTGTAGAAGCACAAGGGCCTTACATAAGAAACCATATAGCTAGGTATTACGGAGCAGCGGGGGAAAATGTTCAATTAGATGTTATTAACGATGTGCAAGAGTACATACAAACAAACTATCCATTGTTTGATCCAAGAGTTCCTGAAAACACAGAAAGCACAATCGCCGATAGAATCGCTGGTCAAATAGACGCGCAGTTTGAAATACGTCAACAAATAGTACCTAATCCAAGACAAGCTGTGGAAGAAGGAGACAAACGTTTTGAGGCTCCTTTAAATACAGAATTTGATATTTATTCAGAAGTAGTTCCACAGACAGCTATGGGGCCTCCCGCAAGAATCCCTAAAGTTTTGGGAGGGCCTAGAGCAGGAATAACTTCTTTAGAAACTCAAATAGATCCTGTGTTTATGACAAAACGTGTATCGAGCGATAGAGTAGACAACCTACCTAACTCTCCTATGAAACCAGATTTTGCAATGAAACAGTTAGGAATAAAAAAAGTAGACAATAAATTTGTATATGAACCTACGAAAGCTCAGATTGGACCAGAAGCTAACGAGTTAATAAACATGGAAATTGCTTCTTTCTTAGACTATAAAAAGAGAGTAGACGAAACAGTAACAAAAAATGAAATAAAAGGTGTTTTTAATGACACTCTTTCTAGATTTAAATCTGTGCTAACGGAAGGAGCAAACACACATTATAAAAGCAATTACGAGGATACAGAGGATTTAAAAACTCTCTTTCCTGAAATGAATCCTGTAGACGATTCTGTAGAACTTTGGACAGAATACGTTCCAAGATTACCTGAAGGAGAAAACAAATTTGATAGTCCTCTTTTTAATCGAGACCCTGACACAGCTCATAATCCTCGAACACGCGGTAGTGATGGGGGAAACCTTTTTTGGTGGAGAGGTAAATACGTAGAGGATCCCAACGGTAAATTAGGAGAAGGACTTTTAGTCCACGAGTTTCAGTCTAACGTACACGCTCACCCACAAAGCACAAATCCAAGATACGAGGACGTAACATATTTATCTCAGCTATCTACTGATACCGATCAAGATATTCAAGAAACTAAAGAAAAAATACAAGCAGCAAATAATGCTACAGTTGCTTTTCAAAATCAATTAGCAAACACAACTTTAAAAAACGGTAGAGAGTACCCAAGTTACAGTGCTGAAATTAACTCACAGGCCGTAGGCTCTATGTTGGGTTTATATGATTATTCGTCTAAAACTGTTTCTGATTTATTTTTTCACATGGTAGATGTTTCACCTAAGTTTAAAGAAATTTTAGAAGAGTATGAGAGTAAACGTGATGCAGCTAGGATAGAAACTTACAAAAACTTATTATTAGCTCGACAACCTTTTGGAATAGCGGGAGTACAAATAACTCCAGAGGATGTTGACTTTACAGATACTAGATTTGGGTTTTCCAGTGCTAGGAGGCAGTTATATCAAAATTTAGCTGATAAAGGATTTGACGTGCAAGCAGAGGCCTTAACTAGTCCTGAACTTACATATAGTTTAGAAAGAGTGAAGAAGCTTGAAACTGACTTGTATGATAGAGAAAAAGACCAAGATAGAGATTTTTTTGAACAAACTGTTAAAGATAATTTACCTACAATAGCGGAACAATTCCCAGCAGTTTACGACATGCAAAGAGCAGCGCGTAACTATCCTAGCAAACAAGAACTAGAAAGGTATGAAAGATTCCAAAGAACACAGTACAACAGGAAAGCTTTCCCTGACTATCCTTTTAAAAAGAACTACCCTCAAATGGATTTAAGAACAGCAATCGCTCATGCTATCGATACGGGTCTTAACCACATCATAATTCCCGAAAAAGGTTTTACCCCTGATGAGGCAGGAGTAAAAGGAACGTACAACAGAGTTAAAAAAGAGGCTGAGAAAATTGCTAAACAAATAGCTTCAAAAGGCGGACCAAGCGCAAAAGAATTATTTACAGTTATTCCTGGTAGCCAAGATCTTAATAGAGGCCCGTATTACCAGCTAGACTTACGTTCACTACGCAGTCAAATAGAAGCAAAAGTATTTGAAGGCTTCAAAGGATACAAAGAAGGTGGTTTGGTTATGAACTACGGTGACTATGGAAGGAGTTATATTTAATGTATGAATACAATTGCACAGTTGAAAAGGTGGTTGATGGCGATACTATCGACGTTGTTTTGGATCTCGGTTTCGATATTTTGTATAAGTCTCGTGTTCGCCTATACGGCATTGATACTCCCGAGTCACGTACTCGTAACAAAGATGAGAAGGCTAGAGGAAAAATGGCTGGGTCTTTCTTAGAAGAAGCTATCGAGGACGGGGAGAAAGTAGTTATACAAACAAAGCTCAAGGACTCCAGAGGTAAGTTTGGGAGAGTCTTGGGTGATGTCGTTGTAGATGGCGTAAACATCAACAAGCTCATGGTTAAATGCCACCTGGCGGTAGCCTACTATGGTCAATCAAAAAAAGACGTAGAAGCCGAACACATGCGTAACAGGGATATTCTAATAGAAAAAGGAATATTCGAACCAGTATAAATCACTATACATATCCCATAAAATAAATTAGAATATATCTGCGTTACAGGTTTTTAACCTAGCTGGATAGGGGGTAGCGTAAGGTTTGTTAATGGCCTTGAATTCCAGAGGGCACCAGCAGACGGTGTGCTCCATGAGAAAAACATCTGCAGGGGGAGCTGTTCGAGCCAAATGCCTTACTTTTACATAGTTTTAGTAAAGCCTCCAGCCCAGTGATCCCCCGATTAAATAGATAATGACAAAAGGTCTGGTATCCTAAAGTCTCAGGCCTTTTGTTACACTAGGAGAATAATGAAAATAGTTGATGGATCAATAATTGCAGAGGTCTACGAACAATGCAGCCCTAAAATGAAAAAGTGGCTCGAGGACGCGGGACCCGAAGAACACGTCATGTTGCTCGAAGGATTAGTAGAATTTAACATTGTGCCTCAAGAAATGTTTGAGTTGATGAAGGAAGTTATATTGGAGCACGACGGACAAATGACTCCAGAACATTACACTGAGTTTCTTGCTATGTGGTACAGCCCCGCTTTTCAGAACAAAAACTGGAAGTTGCAGTAAGCTCTGCATTTCTTTATTATTAGCCTATGGACGGCAACGGCGATCTAGGTATAACAGGCGGAGGATCTACAGGTATCCCCGAGATAGTTGTATCTGGAGTACAACCAGGCATATCTGGTAGGTTTGGCCCTGGCGGTATGAGCATACTAACAGGCCCTTTTACTGGTGGCATAGGAGCTTATGCTTCACCGTTTGGAATGGGAGACTTTACACCCAGCATACCTACGCCCGTTATGCCTCAGTTCAAACCAGAAAAAACTTTTGGAGAAAAAGCTAAGGAAAGCATTTTAGGATTTTTAAAACGTTTGGCGAGAGTACATCCAGCTACGCGTAACGCAGCATTCGCTCTTGATTTTGTAAAAGGTTTGCAAGATGCAGAAAACCCACAGGAATTTGTTAAAGGCGTAGTAGGCAATTTAGCTATGCGTAAGGTAGGAAGCAATCTAGGCATTTCTCCCATGGCTCGCGCAGGCATAAGAACGGTGAGAAATGTTGGACAAGGTAACATCACGCCAGGACAAGGCATAGCCAGTCTTGGTACATCTGCAGCTTTCCAAAAGGCTGGACCGTCATTGTTTAAATCGGCCTACGACAAAGGCGGAATGAACGCGGTGTACGGTGTCGCTACGTTATTGGGTATGGCACAAAACGCTGCTCAGCGAAAAATTTTACAGCCAGGGCCAGGTGGCGGTGGGTAAAGGATCAAAGCAAAGGCCAGCTTCTGTATCGGTCGAAGAGTTTAGCAAGAACTGGGATAGGATTTTTAAAAATGTTCAGAAGAAACATTTAAGCGGTAGCCTGTCGGGTAAGGATCCTGTATAATACGTCTTGGTTAAACAAACACACACTGTTTGCCTAGTGTGGACTCAAAAAGGCTTAGTTTCACAAAACTAGAGAAAGGGAAGAACCCGTAATTCTTCCCTTTTTTTGTGGACGAGGGACAATGGACTCGGAACGACGGCCCAAGGACAAGGGACTTTCTAACCTGAACCTCACTTTAGAAGTTAGATGTAAGCTATTGATTTTGTTGACAATAAAAATCTTCTAACTTTGGTAAGGTTAGATCGTAAGTTATTGATTTTATTAGCAATGTTTCTATTCCTATATAACAAAACCTAACCTAACCTGTAATATTTCAAAAAGTTTTCACGAATACGCTCAAAATCCAGTTTTTTTATTTTTCAGGTTATAAATGGTAAAAATATAAGTCCTATAAGGGTTTCCATCTAACTTCTGCAAAGTTAGGTCAGGTTAGAAAGTCTTGAAAATGTTGAAAGAATGCGGGTTTAGAGCTAACCTGGCAGAAGTTATGTATTATATGTCCCATATATAATAAAACTTGTTACTTTTTATTACCTTGGTATATACTTCGCGAATGCCAAAAGGAATATCAGGAAACATATCAGGTAAGAATGATAAACACCTAACACCTAAGCAAATGCTTTTTGCTAAAGAGTATGTGTACAACGATGGATCTAAGACACAAACAGAATGCGCGCTTGCTGCTGGTTATGCCGATACATCTGCAGCTGTCAGGGCTTCGGAACTCTTGAATCCACAGAAGTACCCGCTTGTTGTTCGATACATACAAGGTCTCCAGGCAGAGCTAGACAAGAAGTATGAGGTTACTTTTAGTCGTCATGTCAGAGAGTTAGCCAAGATAAGAGATCAGGCCATAGACAAAGGTAATCTTACTGCAGCAGTATCAGCAGAGGTACAAAGAGGCAGAGCTGCTGGTCTGTATGTAGAACGTAAAGAAGTTAGAACAGGCACGTTAGACTCGTTAAGTGAAGTAGAGATTAAACAGAGGATACAGAAATTACTCGGAGACTATAAACCCTTACTTGAAGTTGAAGACGCAGTTATTGTTGAGTAGCTCGTTTTTTCCTAGCTTCTGCACCTTTTTCTCTTATCTCCCATAATCGTCGGGTTCTCTTTTTTACTATTCTTTTGACCATGCCATCTACTTCATCTGGACAGTCTTTTCTCCATTTCTTTTCTAGTCTTTCCATATCCATCAGTCGTAACTCCCTAACATATCAACAAAATCCCTAAGCGTATCTTCTTCGGGCTCTAAATCTTTATCATCATATTCTTCCCAAGATATAGTATCAATTGCTTGCTTGTGTGTTTCCACTAATGTATCAGCTACGTCCTGGAGCTTGTTTACCAGTCGTGGGTGACTATCTACGGGACAATCAATACACAGTTTGTACTGTCCGTTTTTGTTCTTGCTGTCTATTTTTAAGAATACAGCCAAGTCTCCTAATTGACCACGCCTGAATATTTGTACCACAGCTTTAGCTTGCGGTTTGTCTAAGTATGCTATGCGTCTTTTCATAATTGTTTTATCCTCTTTGGGTTCTCCTTTGGTGGGTTTAAGTCTAGGTAAAGCTCGCTTGTTAGTTCTTTCCTTTGTGCAGGCGTTACCTGGCTGGTGATCCGTATATGGTTCTTCTTTATCTTGCTTGTTTTCCAATAAATACTCTCGGGTGGATCCATGTGTAGAGTCCAATCTATTGTCCCGTGTTTATCAGAATCAAACTGCATGATGGGGTGGCAATCAAATCGGCCTTTGTAGAGCTCAGTCATTAAAACTTCATGTAAGGTTTAGCTCGTTTCTTTGCAAGTTCTATGTCGTCTGTGCCTAATCTTACTGTTGGACGGCTAGAATTTGAACAAACCAATACATACTCCCCGCTTAATTTATCTAAAATGTACTCTGTACCCATTATAAATCCTCTGTAAGATTGTTAATGATTTCACTAATTGCCAATTTATGCAATTTTTTGTCTTTAAGAATTGCATGTTGTTCTGTGTATAAATAGACTAGAGGCAGTCCTTGAGAGTCTAGAACAACGTTGTATCTCACCCATTGCTCACAACAATTAACGTATTGTGTACCTATCCCTGTAATTTTTTGTAGGTTCATTTGGTTTTCTCCCTTAGTTTTTGTTTTATATCTTGAGGCAATAACGGATATAGGTGTGGTTTTGCTTTAATTAACTTATTAACAGTATTATAAAGACGCAGATAAGAAGCCCATTTGTTTCCTATTTCTTTTCTAACTATATCTTTTTGTTGTTCAGTCAATATCCAATTTTTACTTAATTGAGCATCTATTTTTCTTTGTTCATTACTACATATATGTCTTGCAGTTTTTTCAGAAAGTCTGATTATATTCATTAGCTTTTTTTATTTTTGATTGTATCTAGCTCTTCAATGACAAATGGGTCAAGATAGTTTTCTATAATTGTTATCTTATTCTGTATATGCTCTATATCCTTTTGCAGTTCATATAGTTCTATATCGGCACTTTGTTCTACTGATACATCATCTAGCAAGCAAGCTACAGATAAGCTTGCTTCTCTTACTGCTTCTAATAATTTATCCATTGTTCCGTGTCTCCTTAATCAATCTGTTTAAATACCACTCTGCTTTGAGTAAATCTTGTAGGCCGTTCTTCTCCTTGTATCGAGTAACATACTTGATGATGTTACCTTCAACATAGTTCATATTGTGACTGACAATATAATCAGTCGTTTCTATACCTTTCTTGTAATAAGACGGATTTATTTTATCCTCGTCCATATTAGATCCAACACTTGTAGCCTGGGCAATCTTCTTTGGTCTCACCACAATGCTCGCAATATTTTTCCTCTTCTTCGCGTATTTCTTTGCGTAAGCGTTTTGCTATGTAAGGTCTGATGTTTGTTACCTTGCTCATTCGTCCTCCTCCTGTGTTTCTTCTAAAAATATCTCTCTGACTGCTGAGCCTATCGCGTCATTCAATAAACCTACAATGAGGTGGTATTTTTGAGGGGTATCGCTTGCGCGTTTGAGGTGCATGTAAGCCAGCCAATATATCGAGTCGAATATTAATTGTGGCTCGCTATCTGTGTCGGTGGCCTCGTGTTGTTCTTTAAGCATCCGCAATAAGTTCTTTTTAACAATTTCGTCTGAGGTCATGCCCTTAATAGGCACAATCTTTTTTTGCTTGTTGCTTTTTCTTTTAACCTTTTTTTCCATTATTGCACCTCCATTGGGCTAAGTATTGAGAGAGGAGCGTTGTATTTTCTCCCGTTTATGTCTATGTTTGCGGTCGTCTTGTTTATTTTTTCTATGGTAGCTTCCTCTAATCCGTCGCTAGACCTACATAAACATTTATCGCCTACTTCAAAAGTTTTTAAAGCGTTCAAAGTGAATTCTGCTTTTAACTCTTTTTGTTTTTTCTTGATAGCGTTGATAACTGTTTCCATTTCATCATTGCTTGAGATTTCATTTATTAGATTGATTAACTGTTCCATTACGCGACCTCTTCTAATTGGTTAACATAATCGGAAACAATTTCTTCACCTATAATATAGACGTACATATTAACGATTCGTTCAGGATTACTAAAGTCAGTAGTCACTTCACCAAAATTAAAAGTCTCGTATTCTTTAATGTGTTCTATTACGTCAAAAGCCATATCACCTAGCCATAATTTAGCTTTGTATGTTCCTATGATGTAGTAATCCTCATTAAATGCGTAATGGTGTAGATCGTCTAGCCATGTAGTTGGATAATTCTCTTCTAAATATTCTTTATTCTCGTTAATAAAATCATCAAAATACTCTTTGATTTCTTCTTTTTTATATTCCATTTTTCGTTCTCCGTTTGTTAATAAAAAGGGTTTAACCTCTTAGCTATCCTATACTAAATATCCCATAAACACAACTAAAATATTTTACTTTGTTTATAATGTTTTTACTGTGGCTCAACCCGAGAAATTATTCTGGCAACAAGTAAGAAAAAACCTTACTGCGTTTTCTTGGATTAGGCTGGAATCTAGGGTAAATCATGGCATCCCTGACGTTTTGGGCACTACAGAAGAGGGCATTTATTTTACTGTTGAACTCAAAGTTAGTAAAAGTAATAAAGTTAATCTCTCTCCGCATCAAATTGCCTACCACGAAGAGCGAAAGAAAGCCCCTGCTTTTATCTTGGTCAAGTCCCTCTTGAAGGGTAGTGCTAGAAAATATGACGTTTATCTGTATGCCCCCGAACAAGCACGGGAACTTGCAGTCCTTGGTCTGTCGTTGTCTCCCCTTTATCGGTCGTCCTCCGCCGATTGGCCTTTGGTTCAAGAACAATTGGCCTTGATCGTTCGACAAAGAACCAAAGGCCAATCGGCGGAGTAGCTTGCTTGCTTGTTTGTTCTGCCCGCCCGCCCGCCCGCCCAGCCCTGGGATCCAGGCACGCCG